TGCTCCAGTTGCTGGTGCGGTGATTGCAATTGAGTTCAGTGCTCCTGCTGTACCTTGTACATAGTACACTGTTGTAGTTCCAGCACGAGTAATCGATACTGTTCCTACTGATGTGCTCTTTGTATAGACGTAGAAGTCTGCTGAGTTTCCAGTTCCTGTTGAAACTGAAAGTGTTGATGAACCGCTTGATGCAGTTACTGGTGCTGTTGATGTCGCCAAAGCTGGGACAATCGTTGCATTAGTTGCAACTGCTGTTACTACTGTTCCAGTGTCAACTGATGTTACAGCAATCTTTAATGCATCTGCTGCATCAATGCTGTTGTCTGCTGGTACTGGTAGTGATACAGGAGTTCCTACTACTGTTCCACCTGTTGCTGCTGATCCAGCTACCGTAAGGGTAACAGTTCCAGCATTAGCATTGGCTGCTGGGGCTGCTACTAAAGTAGTCATTGCCACAAGCACTGCCGTGATAATTGATAGTTTCTTCATGTTGTTTTTTTATTCCTCTTCATATGATTTGGTTTATTTATGTGTGTCTCTCACACATCTAACAATAGTACCAAAAATGGCACTATCCGTCAAATTTAGTCTGGCCATTTTCCATCAATGACTAACATTGCTATGGCGCTATAGTTAAGATCATCAATGAATGACTCTCTAAGTGTCTCAAACTGAGGCTTGCTATCCTTTTTATTGAAGAATAGATTCTTAATTCTTTCAAACTTATCATGCTTTCGTACAATAAGACCATTAAGAGCTCCTCCTGGAGCAGATGAGATATTCTTTGGGCCGTAGTCCTTATGCTTTCTTAGCAGGAGGTCGTACGCCTCATCAAAAATTTTCTTTACATCTGTCTCAAAATCATTCTGTGGCATTTGGAGCCATCAATTCATTAAATCTTTGGATAAGTCGATTTACAGTAAACACTACATATGTTTCTGCAAACTGCCTGTGAACAGTAATAAATTCCTGGTCACCTTCTGGATTCTGATGAGCGTAGAATTCTGCATAGAATTCTTTTGAAATATCAGAAATCATTTGCTCTAGGTCTTGCAATGTGAAGTCATTCATTACTTTATCTCTTTTCTTGGTATTGATATTACGTCTATTGGTTGCATACAGGAGGGGCTGTACTTTGTAGCCGCCTCAATAGCAATTCTTACTCTTTTCTTTCCGTCGCTCCACACCTGTGTGCTGTATAGTGATCCATAAGCATACTCTGATCCGCTTCCGACAGAAAGATAATCTGTTTCAAATCTTGTCATTGACATAGTTCCAGCATCATGCTCATACATTCTACCCTCTGCAATAATTATCATTCCAAAGTCGCATTCTTTTTCTGCAGTAAATACAAAATGCTCATCATAGAAATCTTTTAATGCTTTAGTAAAGTCATTCCCCATGAACTTATCTATGTTCTTTCTTTGTGCTGCTGTTGGTACTGGTGGGTCAAAGTTATACATAACCTTTTCGCCGTCCATACTACCATAATAGCCAAACAGGTACTGACCTATCTGCCAAACCTTTGGGTGAGCTAATGGAAGAATAATGTTGTCATCAGATGCACCACGGTCACCAGCAATATAGGAACCATTTTCATTTACAACGGCAGCGATGACTGTCATTTATTTATCCATTCTTGAATAGCTTTAAATTTCTTAGTTAAGGAAGTCTGTCTTATAAGTATAGCAATTCCAACCAATAGTGTCAACACTGGGAATGGATCAGCAGAATCATTGATAATTCTATTAAACAACTCCGATGCTACATAATAAATTATGTATCCCCAGACTGATAATCCTATTAGTATTCCTAATATATAACCAATTCTTTCTGATGTTTTCATACAAGAAGCTCCGTAGCACTTATCTCTTCTCCATAGTATTTATGGTTAAGCACGTATTCTTTTACTAACTCCGACCCATATTGTCTGCCAGCAAGAATGATGGCCCATCTTGGCTCATATCCATTAGATATGCATTGCTCGCAAAGGAGTAGATTTATTCCTTTAATAAGCACAGATTTTTTTGCACTTATCTTAAATCTAGATTTGCTACAACTATAGCAAAGTATCTGATCCATCATCATACTCCTCAATATGTTCAAAGCCTATTTCATCTACAATAGAGAAATCTCCGTTGTCAACAAACACCTCGAAATCTATACCATCTTGCTGGTATCGAACTAGAGATGCATATGCACCTTCTTTAACTATAGATCCATGACATTGTTCTTCATGGAGCCATACTATCTGTATTCTATCGTTGTACCTTTGTTCTGCCATCGCCTGGGACTCCTTCGAACTCGCATCTTACACCATATGATTCGATCACTTTTCTAACTAAAGTTATGTAGTCCGTTATAGTAACCCTTTGGTTAATATCAAAAGACATTATATTATCTTCATACATTCTTATAGTTAAAAATTCTGGATATTCCGCTATGTCAATTACAATTCCTGGAAATGGTGGCTTTACCTGTCTTACAGCTTTAGCCATCTCCCTATTGTAAATAACCCTACTTTTGTCCATGCTTACTCTTCCATCTTTTCCAGATTTCTGGAGTTTTATGAGAGTTCCTAGTTTTATCTACATCACCCAAAGTTAAATAGGCTCCGCCCCATACGCCATACTCATCTCCCTCTACACCAGCGGCAAGACATTGCTTTGCTACTGGACAAACTAAGCACATCTCATCAATGTTCTTAGCTAATGTTTGATCAATTTCGTACGTGTCAAAAAAGAATTCGGCTGGCATACCTGAACATGCTGCTAAATCTGTCCAATCTAAATCTTCTACATCTACGCCTAAATCATTTAATATATTTGACATATTTATCTGGGACCTTCCACGTGCCATCATCTTCCATATTGAAGCACTCTACAATTCCCCAGTTACCATTTCTAAAAATTCCTTGCTTATTAAAAAATCCTTTATGGTCTCTACGCCAAGAACAGATGTTCCATCCGTCCCAGTATAGGTTATAGTTTGCGTCGACAACTTTATGAGCTGCCTCGTAATTCAATTTAGCCATTTTCTTCTTTCAGTTAGTATATTTAATTCTATCAGTCTGATAGCTTTTCGTCAAGGGTTTCTACAAGAATTTCTTCTAGAATTTCCTCTGCTGTGTTTGGGGTTGCTGGATTAAAAACACCTTCCCAAACTGATTTTTTCTGTAGGTCTGGCTCTTTATTGACATGCGGCTCTAGCTTGTCAATGTACTTGTCTTCTGACATATTATTCCTTACTTTAGTATTGCAGTTATGGTTGTTTTAGATAACTCTTCCTCTGTCCAGAGACCAACTTTTGAATCTCCGCCATAAGGCTTAGCTAGACCAACTTTAATAAGTTGATCATTAATACTTTCTTCTGAGTCAAGGTAAATCTTTCCTAAGTATCTTCCATACTTATCTGGCTTAGATACTTCAAGCTTAACAAGTTTTCCCTCTAGTAGAGAGATCATATAAGTCTTTAGTGCTTTGCCAAGCGGAGTATTCTTTTCAGCTGTATCAATTCCAGAAAGTCTAATTCTTTCCTTGTGCCATACGCTGAAACCTAGATCGATAAATACATCTACTGTATCACCGTCGACTACCTTGTCAATCTTTGTATAATATGTGTACATGCTCATGTATCGATTATACCAGAATAGTACCCCTAGTTGGATTCGAACCAACGCTGTCACGATTTTAAGTCGTGTGCCTCTACCGCTGGGCTATAGGGGCCTAGCTTTCCACCATGGATTCGAACCACGATTCTCGCCTCCAAAGGGCGATGTCCTGCCGTTGGACGAGTGGAAACTGGCGGAAGTAACAGGATTCGAACCTGTGGATCTTTCGATCTACGATTTAGCAAACCGTTGCATTCGACCACTCTGCCATACTTCCTGGAGCGAGTGACCAGAATCGAACTGGCACTATCTGCTTGGAAGGCAGAGACACTACCATTATGTAACACTCGCACTGCTGGGGATATAGGACTCGAACCTATGACCTAGAAATTAACAGTTTCCCGCTCTGCCGACTGAGCTAATCCCCACTATAAATATTTTTATCAAACCACATTTTCCCATAGTTGTTTGACCCATACATACTTATATCTCCACCAGGCAAATTCTTGCCAAATGCAAATATCTTTCCGTCTGGTAGCACTGAAGCATTATTCTTTATGCCAAAAGATGGAGTAAGTTCCATAAAATCACCAATTAGATGATCTAATGTAGCTCCAAAATTAGCAAAAGCTTTTCCCATAACTGTTGGACCAGTTGGACATAAAGCAGTAATTCCGTAGTACCTATTTCTTACATTCTCTAACAGTATGGATATAGCATCAGAGAAAACTTTTTGTCCTGGCTGTGAAAACAATACATTTGTTTGTACAGACCATGAGGTAAAACTATTTTTTTGAATATCCCTAAATGCCATAATCTTTTTATCTGGAATAAAACTTGACGCTGGCTTTGTATGAATATCAAAATAGAATCCACCTAGCTCATATAAGATACATAGCCTTGCTAGATCTGATTTATATGCGTATGGCTTCAAACTATCAAATGCATTAATCACATCACTGTCAAAACTGCTAGACAAAAATGATCTGATATCCTGCATCTTCCAAATTTTATAGCCAAGATCTGGATAAAACATATTAAATAGCTTTTTATTGCTATCTACTAAAGCATCAGCTTCATTTGTTTCATCATCCAACAATAAAATTTGATTTATCATTTACTTTCCTGAGTCTGTTTTATAAAACCCTGGTCCGTTAAACTTAATTCCGAATGAACTGTATACACGTGACATATCTTCACCACAATAAGGGCAAGGATACTTGGGCTCATCGTCCATGATTGATCTTTCGAACTCATGAATATTATCTTCAACTGCTACGCTTACATCACAGTCACACTTATATTGGTACTTGGGCATTTATTCGTGAGTTGGCCAAAAATAGCTACAGGTATCACAGCATGGATCATTATTTACATCATCATATGCCGATTGAAATAGTGCGTATTCGTGGCTATCCTTTCTATATAGATTAGCTTGGTGTGTTGCATTTACTCTTCGTAAAAGTGTTTGATCTTTCATCCAGAATGGACGATTATTAAACTCTACTGCCTGAAAATGAGTGTCAATTGTTTGATCAATTGCATCTAGGTTATTCTTAAACTTAATGCCACGATTGTAACATTCTTTAGCAATAGCGTTAAGGTAGTTATATAAAACTAATTCTGATCCCGCCCACATCTTAACTGCTGGATGATTACGCCAACCTTTTGAGACTCCAGATAAAGAGTTAAGGATCTGCCTTCCCTCTAACAACTGCTTATTTCATCTGCGTGAATCTAAAACTGAAGCGCATTCGTCAAAATCGCTGTATGGTAAAAATGTTTGCACCGCATATCCGTTCTCTTAGTTACTTGAATCTGGCTTACTATTAATTGTATCACGAGCATCAACTATTGTAAATGCCCACGACTGTAACTTTTCTTCATTTTTTGCATAATGGTGACCACAAAAATACAACTCACCAGATATACCCTTAAGGTATACAAATGCTTGAGCTGAGCAAGCATCACATCTATCTGTTACTTTTAATTCTACTTCTCTTGTTTCAACTTTCTCATCTACGAGTGTCAAATCCAGATCCCTTCCAAATTTTATTCATATCATTAGGTCTTACTGAGGATTCTTCGTTATCGTCATTCATTCCATCAAGTGCATTCTGTGCGTCTTCTCTAGATCCATAACACAAAACATTTGTTCCATCGTTATCAACTAATGCTACGCCTTCACATCTTGGGTGAGAATCAACAATAGTATAATCTGATTTAACTAACTTCTTCTTTTTCTTTTTATCATGTCCTTCACCAGACTGATCTTCATTATCTGCAGCTTTATTTGAATCAACCTTTACGCAATTTGGAACCTTTTTACCATTTTGAGTTTTAAATCCAACCTGCTCATATCCTTCCCAGCAAGGTCCTTGTGCTTTTGCAAATGGATTATCCTCTGGGCAACATCCATCGTAAGACTTCTGTGACTCATTAGCGTAAATTGCTGCTTGTTGTGCTCTAGCGCCTTCTGGTGTTTTATGGCAACCATGAACTTTACCCGTATCCCCAACTACTGGATAACCTGAACATCCGTGTGTACCTTTACCGCCGACTGTATATCTACCCTTTGGCATATGAGCTCCTTGTTATATTTTAATTATACTCTCTTTAGATTAATGTGTCAATAGTGCCCCTGGCAGGAATCGAACCTGCGGCCTGCGGATTAGAAGTCCGTCGCTCTATCCCCTGAGCTACAGAGGCATATATTAGTTGACGTATACGTCAACAATATTTTGAGATCTTAGCCAATCAAATGTTGCCATTAGATGCTCTCTTGTGTCACAAGTTTGACATCCGCTATAAGCGTCATATGGCTGAAAGCCTTCTCTAACATCTTCTTCATCATGTAGCATCATATAGCAACCACTCATGTGGTCTTCTACAAATGCTTCTAGTTGTTTTGCCTGATCAGTAGTTAACTCAATCTTTTGCATTTCCAGCCCTATCCTGCCCAATCATGGACACCCAAGTGCGATGTTTATGACAATTAGAACAAACAATGTCACACTTCGCAATTTCTTCTATTATCTCTTCCATAGTATGGGTAGCATACATTTTAGTTAGATTAGCTTTCTTTTCCCCTCTAACATGGTCATATTCCATTATATACCAAGGAAGTACTGTTTGGCAATCCGCACACGGCTTATTATTTTTATATTCTTGAATAAACCGCCTTTTATGGCCAGTCTTGTCTTTTCTTTTTGTTGGTAATAGTCTTTCTAGATCTGAATAATATCTATCTCTAGTTGTCTGGGTCATCCAAATTTTCCATATCTACGTATCCTAATTGATACATAACTTCTTTAGCCGCTTCTGATATTTTCATGTTGGCGTTTAGATCTTCATCGTATTCTACTTCTATTAATCCCTGCTCAAATAAACTTATAAGAGCCTCATCAATCATTTCATGATGTACTTCCCATAAATCTGGAGCTAATTCTTTTGCCTTGTCTGTAATAACATAAATAAAATTACCAGACTTATCTATTCCGTTGACAGTTACCGCACCTATTTCAACATAGTGCTCCATCATCTGATCAAAGCCATCTTGGTCCATCTCGAAATCTTCCATGTGCCTTCCCTATAGTACTGCCCAGCCCGAAGGCTGGGCAGCAGTAACTAGTCTTCCATCCCAAGGTACCTACAAGCACGTTGGCCAGGACCAGAGCTGTGGCTCATCCACAAACTATGGTAATACAATTATACTACTTGTTCTTCTTCTCTTGCTTCTTTGCACGTTTTTCTTTTAGAGAGAGCTTAGGCTCTTTCTTTTTATTTGCGTTGCCTTTTTGTTCTTTGTTAGCCATGATTACTCCTTTCTTTGTGCGGCAGGTAGGACTCGAACCTACGATTACCGAATTATGAGTTCGGGGCTTTAACCAACTAAGCTACTGCCGCCTTATACCATTCTACAACAGTTGCTTGGATTTGTCTACACTTGATCGTACAAGATCTTGTACAAACTCGCTAAAATGCTTTCTAATACTTCCAGGCGGTTCTTTGCCAAGAACTTCCCATATCTTTTTATATTCAATAACATTATTGTATGTTGTTGGACATAAATGATTTCCCTCATATGTCTCAAGTGTTACTGGAAGCGGAACATGCTTGCCAACACAGGCACACATCATGCCATTAAATTTAGTGCTTACGTATTTACTCATAGTATACTCATTCCTGATATTGCATCCAAGAGTTCTGCTGGCATCCTCTTGGGTACTCCATCCTTAGTCACCTTGCTATTTACATTATCTTCTTTACTTCCAGCCCAAGTGTGAATGTTAATTTCTCTATCGCCTTTCTGTGATCTTGATATGGCATTGTATATTGACCCGCATACGGCGTCTGCAAGGTCTTTAGAGCCCTTTCTAGGGTGATCTACCTTATCTCTCATAATTCTTAGTTGTAAGAGTTCGTCTATGAGCAACTTAATATCTGGCCCTTTTATTCTCTCTTCCATAATCCCCAAAGCCATGTCTTCGTAGTGCTTCTTTGCTACCGACAGGATCTCTGTATGAATATTATAATTTTTAATCTGCTGCATCATGTCGTGTGAGTTCCATCTGTCAAATGTCACAGCTTTAATATTGAATCCTCTTGACTTAAGTGAGATTATATAATCTTTAACCTCAGTAAAATCTACTGACTTATCTGATGTAGGAGTCCACCATCTTACTGCATCAACAATAACTTTAGGTGCTACCTGCTCATAATCATTAAATGATCTGATCTTTACCCACTCACTTACATGAGACATAGATACCGCACAATGGTCATGCTTTTGAGCTAAGTCTACGTGAACAAAATATTCCATATCGTCAATAGGCTTTAGAGCCTCTTCAAATCTACCAGTAGAGTTATCTACACCGTTATTTAATACAAAAGCCGCTTCAATCTTCTCTCTTGATTTAAAGAAGGCGTCTACTGCTTCTGGTGGCATACATGCAAAACGTGACAAAGCATCTGTTGGATTTGTATAAAAAGCTACCTTAAAATCATCAATAGTTCTAGTTGGATTAATTTGCCATGTAGGTCTACGCAGAGCAAACGTCTTTGGAATCTTATAGGATATGATCTGATCCTCTTCCCACTCAACAGTAAACTCATTTCCATCTACTCCATCCGCAAGATCTTCGTCCATCTTAAACTTATGACTTAATACTTTTACTTCTTTTTGAGCAACTACCGCCTCATATCTTTGCTGAATATAGTCATTCTTATAACGTGGGAAAGAAAGAAGAATTACTTTACCAAAGTCTGGGAAACGTGAGTCAACTGATGCACGATACATGTCATATATCGCTCCAGCTGTTTTTGCTTGCTCGTGACCAGTTGTATTATCAATGCTAAATCCAGAGATCTCGTCTAGGATAACTACTAGTGCGTTGTATCCCTCAAAAGCTTCTCTTTCTGAGTGACCTGAGTGACAACTAATTCCCTTATCAAATTCAATTACGTCAGCCTTTGGCACATACTTACCTGCAAACCAAGGTGACTTATCAATTCTAGTCTTTAAGCCTTTAAAGAAAACGTTCTTTGCCTGCTGAGCGTTAACAGCAATATTGATAAGATCAATTGAGTCTCCAGGAGGTTTACCAAAATATTTTGCTGGATCTTTTAAGCATAGAAGAAGATAAACAATGTAAGCAACCGCAATGGTTGAGCAGTAGTCTTTTCCTGATCCTTTACCTAATTGTGCTACAACCTCATTTACTGTTTCTTTCCAGCGCTTTTCACCAGCTTCTTCACCATATAGTTTGTTTAATGTTGCTCTCTTGTATATTTGAGAGCTTGCCCTGATAAGCATATACTGATACTCTGATAATGGTGGCAAACCAAGGTACTCGTTGCTAACAACAAATTCATCCAGCTCTACTGGACGCTCATCAAATTCTTCTCCGTCAAGAATATCTATTATGTCTGAAAAATTAAACGTCATCTTCGCTCACACTTCTAAGACTTGTTACATTATTTTGCTCAGCAATAATTACTTCTTCAACCTGATTAGATATTTGAGACAGCCTACGCATAATTTCATTTCTTACCTGTGGGTACTCTGCAGATATATCCTTAAGTATTCCAATGAGTATGTCTTGCTTTCTTTCTGTTTCCGCCAAATGGCTCGCAAGCTCTGCGTTATCTAAAAGTCCTAGTTGTTGAAGCATGGCAATTCTTTTTTGCTCAATGTCTGCAATAAGCTTTAATGTGCTAGCCTTAACATTTAATTGTCCTGCCTGATCTGCATCGTCTACAGTCTTCCACGCTTCTTTAATAAGCATTGCGTAGTGCTGATCTGCACCAGCTACTGCTTCTTTTGCACGGTCTCTTGCGCTTGAATCATCACGGACAACAGCTTTCCATTCTTCAATTAAATCAAGAACGTCCTTGCGTGGTATGGATAGTGTCTTTGATATTTGTGTAGCGCTATTGCCCATCAGCATTTGTTCTACAACTTTGTTCATACGGTCAAAACGCTCTGCTAATTCTATTTCAGACATGCTATCTCCTGTTCTATATAAAGTATACTCTTGGTCAACTAAAATGTCAAAGCTAATTAACTAAGATTTATGCCTTAATAAAACATTCATATGGTGTGGAGCATCCATAATATCTCCGACTACAATTTCCATCTCTTCATCATTAACTAATTTATACATGTTAAATTGAGATGATACTTTATTTAAAAACTCTTCTGAGTGATATGGTCCAAGCTCTACGATTGCAGCACGACATGATTTTAATGGTCTCTCTAAAGTGTCCCAGATCTTTTCTTCATGCCCTTCTACATCCATCTTAATGATGTCTATTTCATCAATTGTAACATCATCAATAATATTGTTTATATTATCAAGCATTACTGGAAGACTTGACATTCCATCTATTGTGCTATCTTCATCTGTTATTCCAGCTCCGCCAATATTAGTATTTGGAACTAAAATAAATGCCTCTTTAGTTTCATTAGATAAGCCAATATCAAATAGGTTGATTGCTCCTGTAGACTCATAGTCATTATCTGACTCTAAGATAGTTTTTTCATAAACATTAACAAGCTCTTTGTTTGCTTCAAACGAGAAAACTCTTCCGTATGGACCAGTGGCTCTAGCCATGATCTCTGTAAAGTAACCAATATTCATTCCTATGTCTAGGCATGTATCAGTTTCTTGTATATTCTTTATTAGCCAATTTGTTGTCTCTGGCTCCCAGAATCCAAGCTTCTGGATGTTTCCGCCGACGTGTTCGTCTCCATCAACGACATATAAACTAAAGCCATAATTGGTTTTAGCCATAGTTATTGGGTAGATAGTTTCTACCTTTTCCACTTCCTCTGATTCTTTATCAGACCAAAGTCTTCCAGATATCTCTGGATTGTCATGTGCGATACTTGACATTCTTCTGCTATCTCCTTTATCGTTTTCTTTTGAAGTACATATCTTCTAAATAAATAATCTTTGCTTTGGTAGAGTTTCACTTCTTCTCCGTCAAAGTCTTTTGTGCAAAAAATGCAATACCTACTGCGTCTGCAACATCAAAATCATCTAGCTCAATACCAAAAGATCTTTTTACCCAGTCTACGGTTCTCTGCTTCCTTATTTCTCTTTGCTTTGTCTTGTACCAGGAATCTGTTTTTCCTGGGTTTGTAATTTTAATACCATTCTTTTCATCATTAGTAAGGTTCTTATTTCCTATGTATGACTGCCAAGATATAGGGGCAACAGTTATAACTTCTGGATTGTATTGCATAAGCTCAGCAAGAACCACGCCGTAAACATATGATAGCTTAATAACTGCATCAGCAGACTTAACCATAATTGCGCCCTCCATTGCAATATAATCAGCCTTAAGCTCTCCACTAAATGCTCCAATTTTATTTCTAGCGTCTGCTATCTTCTCATAAATTGTCATTCCATTTAGAATAATCTTTCCATATCTTTCTGGCTTTCCATCTCTAAAAAGACAAAAAGCTACGGAATTAGTAGAAGCATCAATACCAATTACGGTAGATGCGCTTACTTTATTTAGCTTTGCCAGCGTCATTTATCATATCCAATAACTTCTTCTTAGCATTTTTTATTGCAGCAGACTCGCAAGAGGAGCAGACAGATTCATAGTTATACCTACTGAGCTGCTTTCCACATCCCTTATTCTTGCATATTCTTACAGCTCCGCTTCTAATAGCTTTCTTTTCATAGTATTTTTCCATGATTCTTTTATTAGTAGCAATTCGGCAGCATTCGTCAGAGCAATACTTTTGATTGTGTGTCTTTGGCTCAAAATCTAATGAGCACTCTAATCTAGCACATATCACTTTGGAAGATCCAACTTTTCTATAATTAAATCTCCGTGCTCTCCAGCCCAACATTCTTTTCTTACTGGACAATACTTGCATGTAGATGTACTCTTAGTAAATGGTCTTTCTGGCAAATGTCCTGCCTGATAGTTTTTATATACTATCCTCATCCAATCAATAGTCTTTTCAATAAGTGCTCTGTGTCTAGCATTCATATTAATAGGCATAATAAGAATCTCATTACTATTCTTATTTTCATACATCAAGAATCCTTCATCAAGCTTTTCAACCCACATATAAAGCAGTAACTGAATTAAGTGTGATGTGGTTGGAGCCATACTAGTTTGTCGTGCAGCAAAAACTTCATCTCTTACTGTCTTTAGCTCGCCAATTATTTCAGTGCCATACCAGTCAACAATCATATCTGCAAAGCCTCTGATTGGAGGATCATCACATAGAATTTCTCTTTCAAGCTCTTTGGCAAGACCAGCGCCCTCTAATAGAGTTTGAATTCTTTCGTGTGCCTGCTTGCCATTTTCCATGTTAGCAATTGCAATGGCGTCAAAATTGTCTTCAAACTCACAGCCGTTAAAGGCTATGAACCAGTATCTTGGACACATGCCGTAGCCATAGCCAACAGTACTTGGAGAAAAGGTATGCTTCTTGGCATATCTATCTAAGTTTCTATTTGCTGTGTAAGCCTCATTCATCATTCTTCCGAATTCAATTGGGTCAAACTCACCCATTGTTTTCTTGAATTTTAAATTTGTTACTAGATCTCTACCCATTTAGTTTCTCGCAGCATACTTTAGTGCATCAACTAGTCTATCGATAGCTTCTTTTGCAGAGTAGTAAATATTCTTTTTGTTGTAATTCAATGTATTGCTCTTATCTCTGCCGAAAGTTGTATAATAGGCAGCGAGTACGGCTAGTTTTGCGCTGATTGCTTGCAATTCAATGATTAACATTGGGGCTTTTGCTGAAGGAATGTCAGGATTCATAATCAACTTAACAACAATTGCTAATGCTCTGTCAAGTTGTTCATCCTTCATTAAATCATGAAGGTCGTTAAATTCCGTTACATCACTAATTAGCTCTAGTACGCTTTTGTCTGACACGCTTATCCAATCTATCTATAAATAATCCCAGTGGATATCCAACTGAAAATCCTAACATAATACCAAACAAGAAACCTGTCACTTCTTTTTCTCCAGGTTCTTTTTATGTACTGTTAAATAAGGACCTAGATCAGCCTTAATAGCTCCGTCCTTGCGAATTCTTACTATTCTGCCATTCTTAATGACAGTTTTATTCATTGGATGCTTATTATTTGACCCCATGATTATCCTCCCAAAATGTAATTAGTTCTTCTAAAATTGCCCACTCAATTATCCCAAGCCTGACTTTTGAATCTGTGCCTAGTATTATCTTAAGTGCTGGATACATATCTCTATTAACTCTAAATGTATCAGTACATATCTTTGACCATACTGGCTTATTTAATGTAAAAGATGAAGATGCTTCCTTATAGTCTACAAGGAACTGTTTCCATTGTGCATCACCCTTTTGATAATCACCACGGCCACTATTTTTTTGAGCCTTAGCGCCATCACGCTTTACTTCACCACGTTCTGACATTATGCTAAATTAACTCTTGATGTGTGTCCATCTGGACATACCCAGAATATAAAATATTCTGAGCGATTATACTCTGCTTCGCTGACAACTTTATTGCATGTCTGGCAACTAAATGCGCCACCCATTTCTATTTTGTCTTCAGATACTACAGTTGGCTTAGGCTTTTTACCTATTAGATCTTCAATCTTGCCCATAGATTTTTTTCTTCAAGCTCTCTACTACGTCAGGATTTTCTCTTAAATATTGAACAGTTTTTGCTCTACCCTGAAATCTTTCTTCACCTATAGTATACCATGCTCCGCCTTTTTCAATAGCTCCGTGCTGCTCTGCAACATCTAGAACTTCTCCTACTTCATCAATACCTACATGGTCTCCTTGATAATAGAAGTCGTATTGCCCCGATAAATTAGGGGGGCCGAGTTTGTTGTAATCAATAATCCAGTTAACGGGTCTGCCAACTCTCTGCTCAATAATTTTGTCACCAACCGTAATGCCAGCCTTGATAGCATTAGCTTCAGCTTCTGAAGACCAAAGCTTGACAACTGTGGATGAGAAAAACTTAACTGCCATTCCTCCCGTTGGGATGTGGCTAGCATGCATAGATCCAAATTGATTTCGTTGTTGCGAAATGAGTACAAGTAGTGTGTTTTTGTTTGCGTAGTTAAGCATTTTGACTGCATGTGTCATATCCTTTGCTTCCGCACCAATTTGCTTGGTGTCTTCTAATTTCTTTAAATCTGTACTGTCTTTTTCAAAGTAGATGGCTGGTAGCAATGCTGAAATAGAGTCAACAACAATAATGTCTACATCTGCCTCCATTAATTGTTGCGCTACATCTACCATATCATTAATTGTTTTTGCTGGTGAATAGATGAGCTCATCTGAATTTACACCTAGCTTTTCTGCCCATTCTTGAGAATAAGAATGCTCAGCATCAATCCAAGCACAAGTCTTACCTTCTTTTTGAGCTTCAGCAATCATTTGCAAGCAGAATGAAGATTTTCCAGCAGACTTATTTCCCCAAACAAGGATCTGTCTACCGTGACCAAATCCACCCTTAAGTGCTAGGTTTAGACCTATGCTTGGTGTCTTTTGCTTTAGTGTTTCCACCTCTACTGCGGCTTGAACTCTTTGTCTTGTTTTGGGGTCTAGCTTTGCTAGAATTTCTGATATCTCTGTCATGAAAGTTTTCCTCTAATTCTGATCCTAGTTTTTTAATATCTTTATCTCTTGAAGCTTGTAGCTTTTTAATTATAGTTAGTAAAAGATCTTCATTGTTGCTTTTAATAACTAGCAGTAGTTCTCCCTCGCTACCGTATAGGAAGTAACCGCCAAGTGTCATCTAAAAAAGATTTCCGTGAAGCTTTGGTCTAGATAGATTTTTATTAATCTTATTATGTAATACTTCATCCAATGAATGATCTACTATTCCAGCATTTCTCATTGCTGCGTAAACATCTAGAAGTCTAATAATAACATCAGATATCTCTTCTACAACTTCTTCACTACCCTTTGATTTGCGTAGTGCCTCAAGCACTTCTGTTACCTCTGAGTGAACTAAAGCAAGTTTATTTCCAAGCTTGTCGTATGAAACCTCACCGTCCCAAAAACCCTTTTCAATTGCAGATTCATGTAAGGTTGCTGCAAATGCGTCTAAGCCATAGTCTGTTACTAGATTACTCAACTTCAGTCTCCTGACCAACCAAGCCTTTTTCAATTGTAATAATAAAGTCTCTAGACTCATTATCATACTCTAGAATAAGCTTTCTATCTACTGTCATAGAGCTTGTAAATTTTTCTGCTGGAATTCTTACAACTCCACCAATGTGATCCATTATAACGGATACAACATGGCTTATATCTAGTTTTCCTTCAAACGGTGCTACCAAGTCACCTTCTGTTGCTGGTAATTCATTTTGCATATCTTCGTTCATTTTACGCTCCTTAGCGAATAAGTGCCATCGTCTGTTTGGCCAATCTCTGGAATGTATATCATTCCATCTTTAATTCTTCCCTTTAATTTATCATACGATTGTGGGAAAACAATTGCACGAGTAAGTTCTTTAGAACTATTAGACATAATTAAATGGCCCATAGACTTCCCCTGTTTTGTTCTATATGGGAGAAGGCTTACGCTCATCTTCATTGCATCTGGTATGTTTAGACTTTCTGAATGTAAGAATGTCACGAATGTATCGTTTATTCTATTTGCTACATCATCTATTGTAACATATCTATGGATTCTATTGTCTCCGACCAAGAAGAAGTACATGTTTCCTACCTCGATCTGAGTTTGTTCTGTATGGAATACGCCAATCGTCCCAGTCTCATCGACCATTTCAATTCTTGACCAGCCGTTGCCCTTTTTAATTCCTTTAACCATAGCAAGCATAACAAAAGTACCACGCTCTTCAAAGTCCTCTAGTGATGTTACCTGCGCTTTAATATGAGGGGAAACCTTTCCTAGATCAAACTTTGGAATACTTAGGTACTCATATAAGTTCTCAGACTCTTTGCCAGTTCTTGGATTATCTTCAAATGCCGCTGCACCAATAGAGTTGAGCGCTGCAAGTGCTCTGGAGTTAATTCCGCTGCCCTTGACTGATGCTTTCTCTTCTAAGTCTTTATATGATTTAAAAGGACCAGCTTCCATTAGCTTTTTACCAATATTATCAGATATAAACTTAATATTTGAAAGACCAAATCTAATTGCATCTTTTTGAATCTTAAAATCTAAATCTGACTCATTAACGTGTGGCAATAGGATCTTAATTCCTAATCTCTTTGCTTCAATTAAATACTCTGTACGAGCATCCTTGTCGTGTTCATTTCTAAGGATTGCAAACATAAACTCAGTTGGGTAATAGTGCTTTAGCCAAGCAGTCCAATAACTAAGAAGAGAGTAAGCAATAGCATGAGAACGATTAAAGGAATATCCAGAGTGTGCCTCGAAGTCATGCCAAAGCTCTTCAGCAGTTTTGACTGGAATATGCTTTGAAGCGCCCTCGACAAACCTTTCCTTGAACTCATCAAACTCTTTAGCATCCTTTTTCTTTCCAATGATCTTTCTAACTTTATCTGCTTCCGACATGGACATACCGCCAAGGTGTACGCATGCTTGCATAACTTGTTCCTGGTAAATAATAACGCCATAAGTTCTCTCCGTAAACTGTCTCATTATTTCGTGCTGATAAACAATATCTTCTAATCCTTTTTTACGAGCAATATAGGCATGACCAACAGTATTCATTGCTCCAGGACGTACCAAAGCGTTTGATGCTGCAAGGTCTTCAAATGTACTTACACCCATCTTAATAAGAAGGTTTGTATATGGCGTTGCTTCCGCCTGGAATATACCTTTAGTATACCCTTTAGACAGGTCTTCGTAAATTTTAGGATCAGTAAGGTCAAGCTTTTCTAAATCAATGTGCTTTCCATGTCTATCGCTAATCATCTTTAATGTGTCGGATATAACAGATAAAGTCTTTAATCCCAATGCGTCAATTTTGATTAGGCCAATGTCTGCAACAGTATCCATATCGTAAGCTACGACTGGGATTCTTCCACTTACATCATCATCTTTATCAGATCTAGTTTCAATTGGTGCAAACTTGACCAGTTCATCCTTAGCTACAACCATTCCAGCAGCATGCATTCCAACACTTCGAATCTTTCCACGAAGGTTTCTTGCTAAATCAGTTACTTCTGGATATCTTTCTCTGAACCAGAACGCATTAGGGCTTGTCTCAAACTCTTCAAAAGTGTCGACTTGCTTAAGCGCTTTATTAACTTCAGATAGTGGTACTCCAAATACACGAGCAGCATCTCTTACAACTCCTTTATCTTTAAAATATGTAAACGTTGAGATTTAAGCAACGTGCTTAAACTTCTTTCTCAAATACTCTTTAACTTCTTTTCTACGACGGTCCTCAAAGTCTGTATCAATATCAGGAAAGTCATTGCGCTCTGGATTGATAAACCTAAAGAACAGTAGATCAAATTTTACTGGATCTACAGTAGTAATGCCAAGCAGGTAGCAGACTAGCGAGCCAGCAGCAGAACCACGTCCAGGACCAACCATGATATCTTTATTCTTTGCAAAGTTAATCATATCTGCAACGACTAGGAAGTAAGAGGCAAAGCTCTTATCCTTAATAATTTTAAGCTCTTCATCTAGTCTTAACTCATACTCATCATTTCCGTGAAGATCTTTGGTAAGACCTTTTTCTTTCATGCTATTTAAAGCTAATTCTTTTAGCTTATTGTCAGCATTTGTTTTTGGAACTGGAAGTAAATCTAATCCTCTTCTGAACTCATAAGACCCAATCTTATTTGAAACCTCTAATGTATTATCATACATATCAGTTCTTGTAAAACCTTGCTCTACAAAGTCTTTTTGCATCTCTTCTCTTGAAGACACATACACGTTAATATATTGAAAAGAAATCTTTCTTTCTGGATACAGGTAGTTTAATCTTTCAAATATGTTTGTCATCTTTCTTGATGCTTCAAAATCTGCGTCCTTATTAATCTTAGGAGATGTTGAAAGAATTAACATGGCTTCTTCTGTTGCACGGTCTTCAGATTTTGCATAGTGGCAGTCTGCTGTTGCAATAGGCTTGATTCCATAAGCATCCGCAAGTTCTAAAAGTTTCTTATTAAGATCTTGTGGGTTATGTGGCTGCACTTCCATATAGAAGTCATCTCCAAATGTATCTTTAAACCATTTAGCAAGCGACTTGGCCTCTTCGTATTCTTCACGAATAATTGCTTTTGAGATAAGACCATTCATGCAGCCAGATAAAGCAATGATTCCTTCTTTGTATTCAGCCAAAATTTCTTTATCAATTCTAGGCTTATGATAGTATCCTTCAGTCCAAGCAATCTCTGAGAGTCTATTTAAATTCTTTAATCCATTTTCATCTTTTGCCAATAAAATTATGTGGTTGTACGCCTGTACTGTCTTATCTGTCTTTGATGACTTATCAAATCTATCTGTAGGGGATATGTATGCTTCTAACCCAAGGATTGGTTTCAATCCTTGTTCTACCGCCGCAATTTGCATTTCTCTATGCGAAGACAATGTTCCGTGGTCTGTAATGGCTATAGATGTATGACCAAGATCCTTGGCTGCCTGCATTAATTCTGCAGGCGAATTCAACCCATCCATAAGACTATAATAGCTATGAACGTGAAGGTGTGTAAAGTCTGTCATTATTCTCCATTACTTATAGGGGGGCTTTCGCCCCCCTATATATTAATTATTTACCACTCTAGGTTAGATGTTGTTGTTTCTACTGATTCTTCTGCAGCTCCGCCATCACCGTATAGGTAGAATGCTTCTTGTTCTGCATAAGGTACATAACGCACTGCGCTCTTTTCTAGATCAATTAGTTCTAGTTCTGATGTGTCAAATGGTTGCTCATCCTTTGCAAGAGGGATGATTGTGTAGCTTGTATCTGTCTTTGTACCTGTACGCTTGATACGCCATGTACAATTTGAAATGCTTCCCATTTCTCCAGCATACTCAATAAGAGTTGGAGTAATTGTCTTTGCGCTTGTTCCTTGGGACAGGATAGCCACGTATGGCTCTTCCTTGCCGTCATCTACTAGAACGTTGATATAAAGGCGGCTACGGGCCTTCCAGCCTGCTTTTGGATCCTTACGGTGCTGTTCATTAGCCCAGTCTCTGCCGTCTGATTCCATAGTGTCTAGTGCCTTGCGACGATAATCTTTTGGATTGGTATGCTCTAGTGCAATAAAACCTAGGCCCATCTTTTCGTCATATGTTGGTGAGTCAGGATCTAACTCTTGCAGAAAGCGAATCTTAATGCTTTCCCCATCTTCAAGCTTAAGCCAGCGAGCCTTTGAGCTTTCTCCGCTGTTATAAGTTGGCTTGTCTAATGTCTTATTCATATTCTTAAGACCACGAACGATACTCATTTTATATATTCTCCTTTTATAGTTGAGGCTATAAATGCCCCGTTACTTCTATTGTATCATATTATTGGAGTACTCGTAATGAGGTATAGCATTATTTACACAATGCTTAATTTCCTCATCAGTCATATCACCAACATCTTTTGCTCCATGCGGATATACTGTGCTATTGTCGTAAACAGCCCATAGGACTTCTTTACCCTTTAACTTTTTTACAATTGCCAGCCCAAGCTCTCTGCCTGCCTGATCATTGTCTGTCATAATAATAACCTTAGTAAAGTATTTATTTAAAAGGTTAATACTATCATTAGAGATATGACCACCAAGTGTAGCGACTCCGTTTGGAAATCCTGCTTGATGCAATCTCATGGCATCAAATGATGCTTCTGTAACTATAGCCACTGGACTTACCTTCTTAGCTCTATGTATATTAAATACAGTTTTGCTTTTTGGTAAGCCTGGTGAATTCTTAAATCTTTTTTCTGTTATATGCCTTCCAACAATTCCGATGCATTTGCCATCGGCACTGTGTACTGGGACAGTAACCATTTGTTGATTTGAAGAGAATCCAATATCAAAGTCTAATATAGTCTGATCAGTAAATCCACGCATATGCATGTAGTCTCTACCGTCATTGCTACCTGACATCTCAGAAGAAAGCTTGGTTATAATTGACATATCAAATTCTTTTAGATCTTCTGAATCTACTAACATGTCCGAAAGTCTTTCTTCAAAGTCTTCCTTAATCTCATCTTCCTTAGATGCAATAAAACGAATTGATTCAAAGTCGTTTCTTTCAGTCATCTTCTTAACTAATTCTATGATGCTTCCTGCTTCACCACATGATGGATTAAAACATATAAAAGCTCCACGCTCTTTGCTTACGCTAAAACTTGGTGTATTTCTGTTTCCGTGAAATGGGCAAAGGCAAAGAAAGTCGTTACCTGTTTGCGAAACTATTTCGACATTGATCGCTCTGAGGACAGCTCTGATTTGTAATGGGGCGTATACCTGTGAATCAATTGACCCTGAACCATTCCCTCTGAATGCCACGCTTTTCTCTTTCCTACGAAGACCCCATGCATTGTAAACATAAAGTCGTAATTTTGCTCTATAGTATTAAATTGTACCGAAAAGGCTGGGTTTATGTCAAGTACCCTGACATATCCAGTTATCCTCATCTGGTGAGTTAATAAATTCTCGTATTGATTTCTTAGTCGTATAAAGTCTGCGTCATCACGTATGATGCCGTTAACCTGAAATCGGTGAATCTTTCTGTGGGTCATTCTGACTTCCGTTCTGTTATACTTCTTCAATTATACCCCTGTCAATGTCCCAATTTAAATAGAATGAGAAGTTTTTCCCGTGTCTATTTTTTCTACTAACTACCTCAATAAGGTCCGTATCCGTATGCTTGTGGATGGCAATAGCCATGTCCGCATCATACTCAATAGCTTTTGACCAAGCAACCTGAGATAGCATTGGTGGCGCATCTTGATCTGATACGTCATCCATAGTTGCTGCAGTAATATCAATTACTGGAATATTGTTACTTACGGCCAGCATCTTAAACTCACGAGAGATATTCATATTACGCTCAGTAGCACCGTTGCTTCGCTTTGTATCAGTAAACAACTGGTGATAATCAAGAATAACTAAGTCTGGTTTATGCTGGTCAATTTTTGCTTGAACTGTTGCTGGAGTTACATCTGCCATTCCCTCATTAGAAACAAGGATGAATCCTCGCTTATCAGCAAATCTCTTTTTACCCCAAGCACCAAAGTCATCAATGTTTACATCTCCACGAGCAAAGTCGCTGGCTCTAAATTGTCCTGAACCTAACATTGTATAAATACGATCTCGCATATTTTCTGGAGACATTTCAAGAGAAACAATCATTGGCTTAAATCCTTGTTCCCAAGCTTTGCATGCAAGGTAAGAGGTAAGCCATGTCTTACCACGGCCTGGCCATCCAATGGCAACAATAAGGTGTCCAGGAGCCATACCAGTTGGGTATGCAATATCCATAGCCTTAAAACCTGTAGCAATACCTGGAGAGCCTCCCATAGCATCTGAGCGCTCTCGTAGTGCCATGATATGCTTCTGTGCACTCTCATAGTCTGTTAGGTCTACGTCTCTTACGTTATTTGTATACTTACCAAGCTTTGATATTTCTTTTTGCATATCTGCTACTACACGAGATGCAGCATTTTCTTTAAGTGCTGAGCCTGTATTTAATAATAGATTTCTAATCTTACCAGAAAGGAATTCATTCTTTAGTTGATCTAAATAGTATCCAGTCTACGCATTTGTAGCAATTGCATCAAAATCTCTAAACTTATCTGATAGTACATCCGCTTCTGGAACAGACTTGAACTTAGAGTAATAAGATTTTAAACCTTCCCATACATCCTTATGTGACTGGAAAAGATCGTCCACGTTCTCTTGCATAAGAACAGAGATGTCTCTATTCTTACATACCGCACTAATGACTGCCGCTTCAGTGTTCAAGTGATTCTCTTTCTTCTACCATTTGTTTTGTTTGCATTCTTAGCTTTTCTCTAGCTAATTTGTCTTTATCTAATTCTATCATTACTTGGTCAAGCTTGTCAAAGTTAAAGAAAAAATGTTGCAATGGGTGACCTGGACGATTAGTTCTAAAATAGTATTCTAAAACATTTCGTGCACGATCAAAGCCTATACTATCAATAACATCCTGCATAGCCCACTTTTCACGATACTTATTGATCTTAGGAGTTCGGTTATACTTCTCCTTATACAGCATCTCATAGATTGAGATGAGAACATATGGTTGTCTCGCCTCTTCTTTAGCCATTAAGACTTAAGCTCCTTTTCAATCTCCTGCATTTTTTCAATTAACTTGCCCTCTACAAATGCATATACACGCTCAGTAGCCTTATCTACATTTTCCTCTGACCGCAAAAAATCTTCTACGCCTATGCTAACCTTAATGCTTTCATAGTTGCCAAGGTTGCGTGTGTACTGGAGATCTACTTTTACTTTTGTGCTTTCACTCATA